TAATCTTCCCACTACGATAAGTATGTCTTGAATACATCATGTATCTTACTAGAAGTATCAAGTATACTCTCAAGGAATGAATTGTTATCGGTGAGCAGGTCAACACTGTTTTTCCAGAAGGCTTCTTCCCTTTGTTCTCTATCCAGCTTTTCCTGTGCTGCTATCTGGGTCTGTAGTGATGTATACTGGTTTCTCAGCATATCATCAGTCATTCCGGCATCTTCTATAGCATCGGAGAAGTTGGCTATACCAAATGACTTCGCCGTAGCTACCCAGGCTTCATAGTTTGAATCCTTGTTAGCATCTACAAATGACTTCATACTGTCAACCATCTTCTGAACATTCTGGTTAGCCCTATCCTGAGCCATTTCAGAAGTGGTTTTTGCTATGCTTTCATTCTGAGCTAATGTAGATATACCGGCTACAGCTGAACCTTGTGCATACTGTCCAGCTCCTCCAAGCATTGCCTGTACACTTTTACCAACGATACCATCTATGAAATTCCAACCGTATTTGGAATTAGATGTCTGTGTCCCTATTTTTCTTGCTGTACCCCTAAATGCAGAATCAGATGATCCCTTGGTACCATAGAACAAGGAATTCGCAAGGGTTGCAAAAGGATTAGAGATCACACGGCTTAATCCAGTAATATATTGGGCTTTACGCATACCAGAACTATCAGCACCAAGCAATTCTGGTAGTGTATCTATCAGATCATACTGACGGTTGCGTTCCAATAGCTGAGTTCTTGCTATGCTATTACCATTACCGACCTTACCAGCGTCTATGACTTGCCGTATCTGACCTTCCTCTAAACTACCTTCTTTTGAAGAAGCGATCGCATTTATTCCCTTACCTATCAATTTAGCAATTCCGTAGGCTGGAACTAAAAATCCTAGAACATTGTCCACCATCGATCCGAGATTTTCTAACAGTGACAATGCACTACCTTTAATCTCTACACCATAGGTAGCTTCCATAAGCTGACGGTCACGCTGTTCATCCCACATATGCTGCTGAATAGCTCTAGCAGCTTCATTGTCAAGTACATATGCTAGACCTTCATCTATCATGTACTTGTTTATCTGCTGCATCTTGAGCATTTCAGCATTGGTTGTGGTTTCACCAGATACCAGAAGTTCCATATTATCAGCTAGTGCTGAATTAGTGGTATTCATTCCGGCAATTGCACTTGCAAGATAGTTGAAGTCTATTCTTGCAAAAGCATCCATTGGTACACCGAATACGGAAGATAAGCCTTCTGCTACCTCCATAAAGGCATCAGGTGCCATTTGCTGACGTTTAGCCAGCTCCGAAAATAGCTTTGTAAATACAGACTGCGGATCTGTAGCAAGCTGTTTGAGGAATTCAGTATTGGAAGCATTTATACCAGCTAAGGATCTTAATGCTACTATCTCTGTACTGTTTCCTCCGGTAGCGGCTTTATAGATAGCATCAGTCATGGACTGTGCTAAATCAGGAGCTATTGCACCAGTTACAGCAGATACAGCTGTCATTACACCAGCTATATCAGAAGGTGTACCTATCTTACTAGCCTGAGCTATCTGTGCTGACTGAGTGAATAATGCTTGTGCATCTTTCAGTCCGGTAGAGAATCCACCTGATAATTCTCTGCTTGCATACAGTACATTGCTTGCAAACTTCTCTATTTCACTGTTAGCATATGCTATAGCATCTGACTGAGATTTTCCATTAGCAAGAGCATTAGCCGCTATAGAAGCATAGGTTTCAGCATATGTAAAGAAGTCTTGTGTTGGTACAGCTGCGTTTAACTTGGTAGCTTCATATGCAAACTCTTCAGCTACCTTACCACTCAGACCTTGTTCAAGGACCTTAGCAAGATTGTTTGATATATCCGAAGCAGATACTACGGAAGATAGATTTTCTGATCTTAGCCTATCAGCATATGCTGCCATAAGGTCTTGTAGATCAGCTTTGTTATATCCTTGTGTGGCTGTTATAGTTCTGAGGTTTTGATCCCAGGTATCATACCAGGCTTGTGCTGCCGCAGTTAATATCTCAAAAGGCTTTTCTACCAGAGTTCTTACATCAGCTTCTAGTCGCTTCTGAGCTAATTCCTGATTTTTCTTTCTGCTTTCTACATCACGGTTGGCAGCTTTACTTAGACCACCCATAAGTTTAAGCACACTGCCTATGACATCAGTAATACTTGTCAATGCCATATCAAGTGTAAGTAGCGGTACAGCTATAGAACTTATTCCTGATATAGTAGCCTTCAAACCGGGTAGTCCAGATTTGACCGCAGTCCCTAAAGCAGTCATTACAGCATCAGCATTTCTGCCAGAAGCGGCCATATCGGTGAATATGTCACCAAGATTACCGGCAGTGCCTTCTATGATACCGGAAGCATCTACAAATCCGGAAGCTAGCTCCTCCGCTTTAGCCTTAGCTGAAGACAATGCTTCTTGCGGTACAGCGGAAGCTATATCTTCCATTAGGGATGTCCCAGATGCAGTTTCTGTAGCCTTGTTGCTGATATCAGATACAGTTCTACCGATAGACTGTTTCGTTACATTAGGGATCTTACCCCTATTGGGTTGCATCAGCTCATTGTATTTGTTAAATATGTTGCTAAATGTGCTTTGAGCTTTATCTTTGAATGGGGTAATGAGCTTGGCATCTATATCCAGACCCTTAGTCTTTAGCTTCTGCTTACCGATAGATGCTATCTGCTTTCCTAGTGCTTTACCTAATTCCTGCGGGACTTGTTCAAAGGGTACACCAAGATCTTTTTCTAAGGTATCTCTGAACTTATCCCGGACAGAGTTCATTGACCTCTTGAAATCTTCTCCCAGAAGTCCATCCAGGATGCCTTCTTCTATGGCATCGGCTATAGACTTTGATGATCCGAATGAAGATCTACCGAATATGCTATCCAGACCGGATCGTTTACTATTATAGTAGCCCTTCTGCTGGTTGTTCCTATTGTAAGGATTATTGTAGATCTGATTTCTCGCATTAGAGGCAGATACCTTATTCAGATTGTTCAATATCTCCTTTAGGTTCTTATCTATAGAGGATAATGTCTTATTCTGCATTTGGCTGGTTTGATTTCCAGACTGCACCAACTGCGACAATATATCCCAGCTATTGATTTCATCCATTATCTATCACCCCATTATGAAAACAGGGATATGTTTCTTGTCATATCCCTGAATACTTATTTGCGAGATCTACTCAGATTACGTTCACGCTCTTTGAGCTCTGTTGTGAAGGATTCTACATATTTCTTCCTGATAAATATAGGCTGATTCATCAACCACTCAGCTGATACTGCACCTTCAGAAGCTCTTGATATGAATAATGCTTCATCAACTATATTTTCATACAGTCTTTGTCTTACTTCCTGCATTGTTTTCATCTGACCTTGCACTTCTATCCAGTTTCCACTGTTTGAGATCTCCCACGGTCGGACGAAAAAATCTATCATCGGCTAGTGCTATAAATGTAGCTTCCATATTTCCGCAGTTAGGACACTGTGTAGTACCACCGGCTCTTAGTCCATAGTTGGTAAGTTCACTTACTGCATTTTTCAGAAGAAGGAAATCAGCTGCACATAGGTCATGTGTTATGATGTTCTTTACTTCCAGCGGTGTAAATCCTGTTCTGCTTCCGATAGCCTTTACAGAATAGCATAGTCTTGCAAGTTCTCTGTTTACTTCTCCGTTAGCTTGTTTGAACAGAGGATCTGCATATGCTGTCAGGATCTCTTTTATAGTTAATAGTTTTATCTTTATATCTTTATCATACTCGATGAACTCAGATGCTTTTACTGTTAGTTCATTAGTAAAGCCTTCTGGTAATGGAACACAGTTTATAGTGTTTAGGTTTACTCTGTATTCTCCGGAAGATACCTTACCGCACTTGTCGCAGAATATGTTTGATACTGTAAGATACGGACCGTAATTCAGCATTCTTAAACATCTGCATATATACTGATAGTCAATTTCCAGCAGATCATAGAAGTTTATCTTTTCTTCTACCGCCTGTGGAAGTATCTTTTCAATCATGGTTTTATCGAAATCTTCGCTGCCTACATAATCAAGCTCTGATGACGTAGGTATGCTTTTCAGGTGAAGTACATCAGGTATTCCAGCATACAAGCCTTTACCTAACAGTTCAACTCGCTCTGAGATCGAATTCATATTTAATTCACGCTCCTAAAAGGTTTTTAGTTTCAATCCACGCCTTTTCACAAGAAAGACGACATTGCAGCTGAAAATGATTTATAAAACAAAAATAGTGAGAACAGGTTCTTCTGCCCTCACTATTATATAAGGTTATTTTGTCTTATACATCTACAGCTTCATAGATGATTGGGATCAAATCTTCTTTATCATAATCATTCTTGGTAGTTAATATTGGGATCATAGCTTCGATAAGATTTTGATATGCAGTGTATAAACGTTGAATAAGTTCAACCGTTACATCATATATAGGATACTGCTTATCAAATTTCCTTTTTCGATTATCAACTAAAAATTGTAATAAATTGCATTTTGCATCCCGAGCATCATCACCGAAAGTCGCAAATAGCGTAGAAATAAAATCCGATTTCTTAGGTTTATTTGATTTTGGTTTCAAATACACTTCGTTAGCAATTCGTAAATAATCCGCTATTTCATCCTCCACCCAATGACTTAAATCGCCGGTAGAGTTTCCGTATGCTACGCATTTAAGCACATGGTTTGAAAGGGTATCTGCATTCTTCCTTAAAATGGACAATCCCTTGGGTCTTTCATAAGCCATTCCCAAAATAGCTTCTGATCCATGTATAAGCCGTTTCATAAATGTCACCTCACAAAGTATTCAAGGTTAGATCCTATCCAGCCAATCTGTATTAAGCATTATCATCAGAACGGTCCCCTTATCATTCTTCTTGGTGAAGATTATTCCTTTTTCTTCCAGGGCAATCACCGACTTACGGATATTCGGTATATGCCCGGACTTAGGTTTAGTAGGTCTACCCAAAGCTGCGGTCAGCGCTGAGTACCCTCCGACAAAAGCCCCACCTTCTTTATGAAGAAACAGCAGTATGTCAACATATAAGCTGCTGAGTTTATAAAATCTAAGTGCGAAATTCAGCTTATCTTGTTTATCCTCTGGATGCTGGATATCCATAGCTCTGCGGTATACTGAAGCTACAGCCTTAGCCTGACTTATCAGCTGAGGATCACTTGGCTTCTTCTTAGAAATAAAATCAGGGTTGTCACAACTATTCGGAACTTCAGCGGAGACAAATATCTCCGCTGATGATAATGAAGCCCGGACACTGTGATGTTCATATTTACTTGTATCGTACATCCAATCCCCCTCCTATCACGACTGTATCAGAACAGTATATCTTCCCATCCAGGAGCTGTTCGTAAATCCTTGCATATCTGTCATGTTCGGATCCATCACTGTTCATCATAGCTTCTTTGAAGAAATCCATTGCTTCTTCCTTACTATCCCACTCACGAACCTGCCTATAGCATTCAGTCGTATACTTTTCATTTATGATGATAGGCTTTGTAGCCAGCTGTAAGTATCTTTCGATAAGCTCAAACAGATCATAGTCAGTATCAAAAGAATCCATTGCCTTATCTAAGGTATCTGGATCAAGCGGATGCCCGATGTGATCAAAGTCAGGACCGTCATCAAAAGTGTAGAGGTTGATGTATTCCTCTATGGTTATTGGATTGCCATTGAATATTATTTTCTGCATAATAGCCATAATCATTCCTCCTTATTCAATATATATATGATTGCATTAATCCAGCCATCATAATCCACAGTTTCAAGTTCGATTTTGCGTATAGCCTTTTCACCCAGTTCCCCAGCATCAATAGGCTCTGCTGCTCTAAAGATATACTGCTTCCCCTTAAACAACACAATTAAGTTATCGATAGAGTCTCTATCAATTACTTCGATGAAATCATTTACAGTCATCACAGCCACTCCCTTTACAAGCATACTTGCTAATGTAGCTTAAATACTCAGATTCAGTAATCGCTTCCTTGTATATGGGTCGTCCAAGCATATCCGTTAATTCTCGATAGAACAACCCATCGAATTTGTAAACATATTCATACATAAATCATTCCTCCTCAGTAATATCAATTGCAATCAGATTGTCTATCTCAGTCTTTGAATATGACTTAGACAGATCAGCTTCTACCATATGCCATGCAGCCACTTTGTTGGGTGCATACAGTTTATATGAATCAAACTGTACCATACCTTTTGCTGTGACCCCGTAAAGTTTAATATTGTACATCATAACAATGCCCCCTTAGTTGAGTTATTTGGTTTTCTTTATCCTTATTATATCAGTTCATTACGGCAATGTCTATTCGTATAACGACCAAAGTTTATATCTATTTACAGGTCGTTATGCACAAAAATAGCAGCTCAGGTATTTAGCCTAAGCTGCTATAATTTGGTATTGTATAACTCAAAGAAGGTTAGTATAGTTTTCTAAAGCGTCCACATACTTACTGTATGCCTGCCTTATCAATCCGTCTACTTCCCACATAGCCTTCCTAAATGCTTCTGCATCATCAGGTCCGGAGAAACAATCCAGCTCCGTAACGTCCATGTTACCGGCTTCTAGATCTGCCCTATAATTACGGAGTTCATCGTGAAACGGGTCTATGTCATCTATGCAAGCATCCCATGCTTCATATGCTTCGTCAAGATTCTCATATCCCATATCGGAATACTGACCAGCTTTTATTGATCTCAGCTTTCTATCAGAGAAAGCTCCTGGTGTTCGGTTAGATTTGATTACTTTCTTCATAGCAATTCTCCTTATCTCAGATCCTCTGGCTTCAGATAGATAGCTCTTGAAATAACCAATGGAACTCTTACCTTTACAACATCTCCACCGGTCTGGTTCATATCGCCGTTGTTCAATGCACCGATCCATGTACCAGGACACTTGATAACATCACGCACATTACCCTGACCGTCATACTTGATGAAGTATACCAGCTTCATATACTCTGAAGGAAGTCCCATCTTCTCAGTGTCAGAATTGTAAACCAGCCTGCGCCATGCTCTAAGGTTTTCAAGGACATTGGGTTCGCAGTAGCAGTTCAACGTCCAGTCGACATCGGCGAAGGATACCTTAGAGGGGAACTTGATAACTCCGTTGCCGTAGTGGATCACGATGGTATCCTGCTCTTCCTCGATAGCACCTACTTCATCAGTTGAAAGGGTAAGCAGGTCAGAAAACTCAGTAGGCATAGATCCGTCCATATTGTACACTCTGATTTCAAAATTGTTTGTTGTCAGTGGTACAAAATTATCTACCCCGAGCATATGATTTGTACCCATATATAGTGGTGAAAACATATAATCATCCTTTCATAAAAAGAATATGTTGCCGAAGCACTTTCATAACTATATATAAGGTTAGATATTTTGGAAAAAATAAAGGTGGCTATTATTTAGCCACCTTTGCAAATTTCACCAATCAAATCTTATCTTATTCACTTCATCAATCATTTTGTGTATTTCTTCTGGCGTTTCCACCACGAAGAAATGTCCCGCATCAACTCCCATATGAATAATAGAATAGTGTCCCTCGTCTTCTGAATTTGGGTTAGGTACTATAACAGATATGTGAGATGGGTTGACAAATATAGTGGATTGGTTCTTACGAATATTTACATGAAGTTCAATAAATCTTGCCTGCTGCGTTCTTATAAGATCAATAATGTTAAGATTAAGATTATGAATTTCATCTTGTATATTAATTTCATTTTCATTCATAATTATATCCTCCTTATTTATGTCCGTATGAACTATGGTGTTTTTATGGTACATACTTTTGTTTCACTATTCCAACCTTTTAACAAATACATGATCAGTAACATCAGTGTCATATAAATGTATGTACATTGTCGTACCGTGAGTTGACCCAACACCGAGATATGTAAATTCAACCATATTTAAGCCGGATGCTGAACATATATAACTCGGAGACAATGACAAAGGTCCTATGTAGTTAAACGGATCGTAAACAACAAATATACATAAGTTTCCACTAACAAACTCCGAACAAAAACCAGTATGTTCCTTAATGTCCCCTGAATCACAGTCCATTCTTATAGTATAGCACTTTCCGGGAACAACATAGCCGGGTTCAAGTACTGAATGGAAGTCACTCATAATTACACCCCTCTCATTTATACCAGTATGAACTATGGTAGCCCATTTCTGGAACTGATTTACTTTCTCTTGTTGTACAGCTATCACCTATAAAACATAGAATGATTATTGCTATAGCAATCAGACAGATTTTCAATTTTGAGTATTTCATAAGCTCATTCTGGTTTATATAGACTTGTGCTTGTTGGGTAAACATGACCTTGTGCTGCGAATATTCTTTTTACAACCCCTCGTTTTGTGGTTTGTAGGATAATGAGACTTGTATCTGGATATTTTTGACGGATAGCAAATTGAAGTTTTGCTATTCTGGCGTCCTTATAATGCCTATGTCCCATTCGGATTTTCATTTTCTTCTTAATGCGTTTATTCATACGTCCTCCTTTGGTTCAACTATTGCTCTAATCTTACTGATTGTTTCGGACACACCAGCACTACTATTCACAAAGTCACATACGAAATCTCTCAGATCGTATTCGTAATCTTGACGTAACCATTCATTGAAGTCTTTGATCTCCTTATTTGTGAATGTAATTCTTCTATCTTCATAGATACTCACTATCATCCTTTTGAGCACTTCAAATATAGCGTATACATCTTCTATGTATGATTCACCATATCCACAGGATCTCCACAGCTTATCGAAAGCCCAATACGAACCAAGCTGACTTACCCGGAGATCAAAATTGAAGTGACTTTTCTTATTTCTCCGCATATATGTAGTGAAGAATGATATATCGTCTTTAAGTAGCATTAGTTCTTCGTAGTAGCTATCCCCACAGAGTTCACGGGCCATAGATTTTACTTTAGCTAGATTTAGTTCCGGATTCATATTCAACCCTCCTTAAAAGTGAATTTACTTCGTCTAAATGTTCCCACTTCCAAGTACAATTCGCACAATCATTAAAAGGCGTAGAACAATGTTCACAAGTTTGACAACTATGGTCAGCACAATCGGTGACTTCACTAAGTATCTCGACAGCTGACTTCAAGCAGGATATCGCTGTATTGAAATCTTTAGAAATTTTTGCACAAGTTGCATTGCTTTCCGCTATCAGCTTCTTTGCTGAAGCTAATTCTTCGCTCATGGCATCCATACAAACCATATATCCACATAAGAAAGTCATTACTTCTGTATCGGTATAGCCGTAAGTATTTTTGATCCGTTCAATGAAACCTTGCAACTGAGTATGAATCTCATTCGCAGATAGTATTTTTGTATCCATATCATCACTCCTATTCTTTATCGAATTCAGGCAACTCAAGATCAGATATTGCATCAAATACAGAACTGAGCTCTTTCAGCATCTGATATTTCTTAGTGAAAGCATTAAGCTCTGAATATGCAGAAGCAAGAAGTTCAGCATATTTGTCTTTGTGCTTCACTATAACATCTATACGTTCATATGTTTTATTTTCTGATGTAGGAAAGTAAGCCCTTATCGGAACTGCTTCTGATTCTTCTGTTTCTGGAACAACGCAGAGCATTCTGATGATCTGTCCAGCTTGATGAACTCTATATTTCTCAGCTGCAACGTCATCATTCCACTCAAATTCGTCATGCAACACTGCTCCAGCATCTCGGTTTGCTTCTAGAAGTGTTTTCGGCGTAAGCCCTACTGTATCTTCTAAAGCCTTAAACTGAGCTGCCGCAAGATTGGGATCTGCTTTGATCCCTGAGATTGATTTCCATTTATATACCATTTTGCACCACCTTAAATTAAATATTATGCCTGACCTGCCATACCTTACCTTACCTCACCAAACCCCACACAAACAGAACATACCTTGCCTGCCACAATGGACCTCACCTAAACTTGACTCGCCCTGCCGCAACCGACCTTACCTGCCATATCATGCCTTACATCACCATGACTCCCTAACCCAACCTTGCCTGCCGTACCTAACCCCAACTTAACGGACCGGACCAAAACGGACCTCACCTTGCCTGCCGAAATAGACCATAAGATACCACTCCGCACCCGAACTCACCTTGCCTGCCGTACTATACCATATCCAACACTACCACGCCTTAACTAACCAATCCACTCCTGCCACAACATAACTCACCATACCTTAACATAACTCACCACACCTTAACATATGTCATCCTACCCTACCGTGCCTGCCATACCAAACCCTACACAACCGCACCATAGCACAACTTACCTTGCCTGCCAAAACCTACCACAACTTGACTAACCAAAGCGGACCACACCGAACCAATCCTGCCTCACCAAGCCAAGCCGGACCTAACCCCACCTTTACATACCTCGCCTGCCAAATCAAGCCAAGCCTGAACATACCGTACCTTACCACACCACACCAAACCCCAACCCACCAAGCCTGCCCTAACAAAACCTACCACAACTTAACTAACCAAACCTCACCTAACCATCCACGCCTGCCATAATCAGAGTAAAGGTAGAAATCAATCTACCTTTACATGATACATACCGAATTGACCATCACACTCAGGTCTCCACTCGCCTACTCCGCAAACAAGACCTCCGGCGTTGATCATGTTAATGATGTTTTCCAGAGAATATGTGCCGTTATCATTGTACTTGAGTCTGAATGTAGCTGACCAGTTGCGGAATTCACCACGGTAACGGATATCTGCTGTACCCATGCCGATTCTTACCATATCCTCCCTCATTATAGGAGTGTCAGATTCGATTTTCAGCATATCATCGTAATCACTTTCAATGAAGAAAGCACCTCTGAGCTCGGCCTTAGACTTTGACCAGCCCATACGATATGCGGCTGAAATAGCCGCCTGTTTGAATGCTGTGACAGGAAATCCGAATGTAGCCCCAGCTTCGATAGCCTTCGTAAAGGCATTCTCGCATTCTTCCTCAGAAGCACCGTCTGCCAGATCAGGCTTATTTGAAAGCCAGTACATGGACTGAATAAAGTCATCTACCGGATTCTTAGCAGCCTTCTGCTTTCCCTTGGCTTTGCCCTGCTGTGCTTCCAGCATCATACGCTTCGCTTTCTCAGACCAGGCGTGCATGATGAGGGGTGAGTCTCCTACCAATGTGACTTCTACCGTCTTCATCTTGATAGGTCTGATCTCTACTACCTCTGATTTTGTTGTCTTTGTGGTTGCCATAATAATTTCCTCCTTGATAAATTTAGATATGTTTTGATAAGATATAAATTATCTTTCATATACTATAACGACTTATCGTTCTCACTTTCCGATTTCTGGATCTGATTATATATGTAAAGATAAAAGAAGTTGTCAATTGTATTACCAATAAGTGCCAATACGAACAAAGTTCTCAGGTTAAATGAAAACACCAATGCTAATGCTGTACCTAATATCGTAGCTCCGGAACATATACTATTAGCATTGTTATCATATCTTTCTCTGAGTTCCTCTGTCGGATTTACCTTAGCCCGCATCTTGATATTACCGCAACATAGGTTTCTGGTTATGATTGCAAATATCAATACGTTCAGCACAAAATAAAATTTTAGATCATTTCTAATTATCACATCTGCGAACAATATAATATCGAATATGATCTCCAACAGCAGGATCTGTCTATAATAAGAAAACAGCTTACTACTGTACTTGTTCCATAATGTACCGAATATAATGGTTGATACACAAGATACTATCTGCTCAAATCCGATATATCCTTGAGTAACACACTTCATAAGCTCCGCATATATGTAAGGATAAGAAGCTGAATAGAATAATGTACTTATCAGATTTGCAAGCAACATCAAATTTGATAGTCGCCTATAGTTGACTTTATTCATACCAACCGTCCGGATCATAGTTACAGATATTGCTTGTTGATGATTCTGTGGTATGTCTGGTCAATTCAACGTTCAATGCCTGCCAGAAATCGGAATCTGGATCTATGAAATCAGATAACCAAGGGACAATATCCCTTGGCTGAGGTGTGCTCCCTTTTCTACCGAGGTATCCCCCGAAATATATCTGGTGCATTGCTTCTTCAAAGTCAGCATCACATAATGTCTGCATAAATTCTCTGTTTGTCATAAATGATCTCCTTTATAGCAGTATTGCTTGATCTGCACTAATTTTACCGCACGGTGTATCATAGCTGACTTCTTTCATCACCTTGGGGCTATAATAGCCAGATCCGGTATCATAGTGGTTTTCATAGTATTCTAACGCTTCTTCTTCTGAGCTTGCAGCAACCACAGCATAGCCGCTGTAACCACCTATAGTAGATCCGATTTCCGGATCTATATACAATGCAACCACATATTTACGAATGGGCGAGGGTACTGATGGCTTATACCCATTGGAAATCTTAGCATATGCGTGAGAAGATTCAAAATCAATAGCTGATTTCAAGCCAGCTACAGCTTCATTAACTGTATTTCCAACAACACACTCACAGTTACAATCCAGAATACCCTTCTGCCAAAACTCAGCACACGAAATATCATCACCAGTCACATCTTCCGGTACACATTCTGGGTAGCAATTGAATGCTATATACGCTCCACCGGAATAAACACCACCATATCGGTCTTTGATGATTGTAAGCGGATATATACCACTACAATCAACAGGCTTTTCTGATGATGGGGTTACAATGCCCCACTTTTGCATATATGGGGTAAGGTGCTCATACATCAACTTCAGAAAATCCTTGGCTGAATCAGCACACTCTTTCACACTTGCCTGGTAAGTGTCCTCTCTACAAGCTACACGGATATAGTTATCGATCATGCGACTTGTGAGTTCTTTCCATTCTTCCAGGCTGTCAAGCGATTTTGCATCATAGTTCGTTTCACCGATAGGACTGATTGATCCGGTCAGCCTTTCAAGGACACCGAACATATCATATGTTTTACTCATTATCTTCACCACCTAAACTTGTCTTTTTGACTACATAAGCATTTATCAGCTTGTGCATACAGCAATATGGGGTCTTAGCTGCGGTATCTCCGCTGGAATAGTATACAAAAGCTCCGTCTTCTGTAAGCCGTTTTATCTTACCGATTTCATATTTATCGCCGTTTTGGTAAATGATATACTCACCCACCTGAAAATCATTGTTCATCAACAATCTCCCTTTCTTTAAGTGTAGTTATGACATTAGACACTGCCTGCTCTGTTATTGTTGGGATTGGGACATAGTTAGGATTATATCTTATAACAACAGCATCATAGGATTCTTTCATGATGTCGGACCCGGATAGCTCATATAGATCTGAAATCACATCTTGCTTAGGTAGATCAAGAATGGAAGAAAGAAATTCTGTAGCTACCTCAAGCATCTTTATAACTGCTTCAAAATCAGCATTAACGGCTTGTTGAGAAGTATAAATCACTTCTGTATCCGTCACAATTTTATTACCATATCCACATGGGGTAGAGTATACTACTTCATGATTCACCATCCGCCACCTCACTTTGAATATCATCTGGTATCGATCTCGGAATGCTTGAAAAAGGCATATAGACCTTACGACCAGCAATAGAAGCAATGATTTGACAATATAAATCAATATGATTGTCACCGTACCATGCTAAAGCACGTTCAGGCAATCTTGCCTGATACTTCTTTTTCCTTCCAGGGCACCACTCTTTCATAGCATCCTTGCATGAAGGGTAAACGTCAAATCCGTTCGGATCATGCGATATCTCCAGCTTCTTATCGCCTATCAGTGCATATACCATAACTTTCAGATCCTCTTCGATCTGAGGAAGTATTGCTTTGTCTATATACACTCTGGCTTTGTATTTAAGTTCATCTGCCGGTTTTGTTTTAATCATAGAAAATTCCCCCCTACTTAAAGCTCCACACGAATACCTGTAATTTCTTCAAAAACATCTGCATCGAAATTTGGAATATCCTTAACCGCAGCCTTTTCAGCATTGGTCATATTATCCCACATAAGACCACAAGCCGTTTTGAAATCAACGGTTTTCAGATAGCCACCAGTTGTCTCGTGTTCAGGATGAGCCACTTTTTCTTCATCGGTCATGTTTTCACTATATATCCACCAGTTGTTTTCATACTTCCAATTCATGGCTCTTACAGCAAGGAGATTATTGAAATCATCTCTGCTCATATTAGTAGGGTTATTGAAGATATATAACGGCTGTTCGATAGAATTAAAGAAGCCTGTAGAATAATTAGTTGAGTTCCAGTTGCCGGAGTTGCGGTTGCCGGAGTTCCAGTTGCCGGAGTTCCAGTCGCCGGAGTTCCAGTTGCCGGAGTTCCAGTCGCCGGAGTTCCAGTTGCCGGAGTTGCAGTTGCCGGAGTTGCGGTTGCCGGAGTTGCAGTTGCCGGAGTTCCAGTTGCCGGAGTTGCGGTTGCCGGAGTTGCAGTCGCCGGAGTTCCAGTCGCCGGAGTTCCGGTTGCCGGAGTTGCAGTTGCCGGTACAATCTTTTCCTGTATTGGCTAAATCAAGAACTTCGTGCCAAGCAAGTTCCTTGATAATCGTGATTTCATCTGTGACAGACTTATCATCTCTTGTCTCCGTATGACCAATAGCTTCTACTTCTGCAACCTTATTATTGCTGTTGAAATCATAATAATTAAAACAATCAGAAATCCTTTGACAGAAGTGAAAACCTGCACCACACATCTCAATGTTACCATTATGTTTGTATGTCTTACCAACTTTATACTGAAACCCCATGCAAGTCCAGTCAGGATTAAAAACCTTATATCCTTTAATTCCCATAATTACTTCTCCTTATTCACTAATCAGCCCTGAGTATTCCTTTGGCTCTTGATATTCATATGATTTTTTAGCTACTTCTGATGCAGTAACATCCGATGTTTGTCCAATTCCAAGCTCATCATAAATCTTATCTACGGCTTCCGTAATAGGATCATACAATTTCTTGAATTCATCAGCATATCGCCATTCGTATTTATTACCCCGACAACCCTTGCACACATTGTCAAGTCCAGTCTGCTGATACTTACAGTTCCGACACTGACTCTCAAAGTTCAGATCATCAACGGCAGCTTTCAGAAGCTGCTTGGCTTTGTATAGTTCTTCAACGGTGTCCCTTAGCATTTTATCTCGTTTCTCAAGTGCTCCCTGATTATCCTTCGATGCTTCCATCAATCCAAGCAAAAACGCTTCGATTTCATAGTCAGCATCAAAATGAT